TACCGAGACCATACCAGTTGGTGTAGCCCATTACGGCGTTAACCGCATCCATCAGCTTTTCAGCAGCACCCGCCTCACCCGTTGCCAGTGTTTTAGCCCAGCGACCTACATACACCTCTTTAGGTCGTGGTGACTGGGAGAAATAGACTGTTGCTGCTTCATATTCGGGGCTGTCCACGCCGAAATCAGATCCGATGTCCTCCTTTGAGGAGTAGAGGCGAAGACGCTCTTTCACCGGAATGACCGTGGATGTCCCGAGAATAAGCAGTGAACCAAAATTTCGACCAGTAGCCGCGCGCGGCCCAATGATCACGTCGACATTAACGACGTTTGATACAGGTAATCCCTGCGGCATAATTTAATCTCCGAAGAATGAAACTGGTGCATCCACCAGCGATTTAATGCCGTACTCGCGCACCACCTTGCGACGAAGGCGCACAGTAATGTCGTAACGGCGAACCCACTGCTGGTTGATAAGTTCCGGGAAAGGGGTCAGACCGGTGTAGTCCCCCATGGACAGGCCAAGCGCGTTCAGTTCGGCGTTGTTTTGCGCAACAGAAATACCATCGCGAAAACGTGACGCAAACGTCATGCCCGCCGGGCCATAAAATGACGCCATGCACTCAAAGGTTTCATGTCGCCAGAGCTGAGCGCCCTCTTCAGTCTGGTTAGTGAATGCGGGACTGTTATCTATGGGCCATCCGGTAACGCCGAACGCGCACCAGTTCGTTTCAGCTGGCAGCAGTGGCGGCTGATCTTTCTGCCATCGGGGGCGAACCATTCCAGTCGGCAAACCGGAAACGTTGCGTACCCACTGGCTTAACAGCCTGTCGAGCGCCTCGTCATAATCCGGATCGCCGCTGACAGGTGTAAGCCATCCCGGCTCCGTACTGGAATTATTGCTCAACGGGAAATCCTCCATCGAACGGCAGCAGCTCGCAATGCGCCTGTACAAAGCCGGCGCCATATGCGGTGTACGGGTCGACGAATGTCACACGATAATCACGGTTCTGATACGTCACGATATCGGCATCACGGCCAGTCTGCCCCTGCGTGAGTCGCTCAGTCGTCACGATAAGGATTGCTCCACTGATAACCTGCCCGGACTGCATGCGGCGGTTTTCCAGTGAACGGTCAACGGTAACAACCCCGGCAAACTGCGTTTTAACTTCGCTGTCGCTACCAATCCCGTCTTCGTCCACTGTCTGTACCCGACGCGTTACCCAAAGGTTGAAGTCACAAAAATCCGGGTCGAAAAGAACATCGGTTACATCAAGAGTCGGCATCTTTATCCCTCACTACATGGGTTATTGAGGCGAGATATTTGCCAGTATCGTAAAGAGGCTTAGCCAAAGTGGTGCCCGGAGATTCACCAGCAGCACGCCGCGCAAGTTCCGCTTTCGCACCTTTACGCCCACGGCGCGCACGCGCTTCAACGGTGCTATCTGCAAGCGGAGTAAAATTGGCAGCTTTGATGTGATTTTTCACCCCTCTTGCAGCCACTGTACCTGCGCGGTTGAGTGCTCTTTCCGCTCCCGCCGCATTACCATCAAGCGCAGCCTGTGCCGCAGCTTTAAGCTGTGGCATCGTCTGGTCTTCAACTGATTTAACGCCGGGTACAAGATGCGGACGTGGTGGGATGTTTTGTGCAGGTGAACCGTATTCGTTGATATACCCAATCCCGGCATTACCGAACGACACATCATCCCGATCGCTGTCTTCCGCAGGTATACCGACCAGCACATCCTTTTTGGTTAGCGACTTTAGCGCATCCAGTATTGCCTGAGCGTTATCAACCCTCGTTGTTACACCGCTTTTGAAACTCATAGCTGGCGTCCCCCTGCACCGAACATCGTGATCAGCTGATAAAATTCAGCGCCATACCGGGTGTTATTCCAGAAGCCTGCGTCAGGGTTTAGCGTCGCGCTGGTGTCATAGCTGACGCTTACCTTGTCAACGGACTTGGAGGACTGAACACCATTGGTTGAACCGCCCGGACCGCCAACCAGCATCGCCCGGCTATCTGCCGCCCAGAGCGTCATATAGTGCGCAACGAACAACTCGGCAAAGTACGGAAACAACTTTTTGCCGGTGACGTTTTCGCTCAGTAGTTCATCGGCCAGATTCAGACGGAACTCGATTTGTGCTTCGGGATATCTGGCAGGGTCAGCAAACTGCGGGAAGTCGCGGCGAAAATCACTTACTGTTGGCAGGCTTTGATTCTTTGGCATCTTTCGCCCCATTACCGCCAGTCCGGGCGGAAGTAATCTGCGCCTGCAGGCTGTCGTTCTGCTCCTGCAGCTTGAGCAGAGCGTCTTTCAGATCGGCAATCAGTTTATCTTTATCGGCAATCTGCGCCTGAAGGCTGTCAATAACGGGTTGCTGGTCATCAGTTTCATTCGATCCGCTTTCGGAAAGCTCAGCGTGCGCCCGGGTAAACCAGTGCGACGCGACCTCTTCTGGTACGTTATGCCGTCCCCGGCCAAACTCCTGTTTTGACTGATCACCGAGCGTCAGCGTAAACGGGGTGTGAACATGGATGGTAACCAGCTTTTCTTTCGCCATTTTTAGTTTCCTTCTGGCCCCTTTCGGGGCCATTCTGGTTATCAGATACCGTCCACGTAGGACAGGGTTTCTTTGTACACTGGCTCAACCGCACCGAGCTTGCCGTAGTAGGTCGCAATCTGGTACAGACCACGATACTGAACAGGAACGCTTTGCAGCGGAACCAGTGGATAGCGGACGTATTTCTTATCGTTGGTGTAGGCGACCATACGGTCTTTACCGCCAACCCCGCGCCCTTTCAGCCATTTGACCGCTTTGATTTCCAGCGGAACGCCATTCTGGTGGAAAGCGATAGTGTTCACAGCCAGATAAGTCAGCAGTGACTGGTTACCCGCTTCGGAAACCTTACGGCTCGCCAGCAATGAATACTGCTCTGGCGGAATGCGCAGATCAGAAGGCACGACGGAATAACCGGATGCTGCCCAGGCATTCGACAGAATGCTGTTTACGCTGTCGAGGATCTCATCGTTGGTGGAGTTAGCCCAGGTCTTCGTTGCGTTGTTCAGCGTCACACCAACGAGATTCGTCAGACCTTTCAAACCAAGCGCTTCGTCTCCGACGTAAACCTGTTCGTCGTTATCCATCTGCCATTTAAGCTGCATCCCGTCGTACTTCTGAGTGTCGATCGGACGGCCTACCTGCTGTGCCGCAGCCAGCTCAACAACAGTCCATCCCAGCTCCATCCCCCAAAGGTTCAGCGGATTGCCGTCTTTACTGATATCAACATTAACGCCAGCAATGGCAGTTGAATCTTTGCCTACCCAGTTTTTACCATTCGGATTAGCGCCAGAACCCGCCACGCCAAAACTGGTATTCGTCCAGCTGGAAATGTCATCTGCGATAGAGACGTCTTCGCGCAACTGGATATCACGTGTCCAGGTATAACCCACCAGTGGCAGATTCAGCCCCTGGTCGAGTCGCTCCAGCTCCCCGATGAGAAAGGCACCGGAGCTATCAACGGTTGCCTGATCAAAAGTAATCATTCGTCTGTTCCTTAAATCTTCCAGGAGATTTCTGCGTTGCCGTTAGCGTCACCGGCCCCCGTAAAAAAAGCATCAGGTAACGCGGCTGTTTTGCCTGTCACCTCTGCCGCCGTGATCCCACCAAGCGGAACCGGGATGGAAGCATCGGCTGATACCACGATGTACACCACGCCTCCTTTTTTAACGGACGAAGCATCAGTACCCACGTTTACCGTCATGTACCCACGCTTCATGGCGTCGCCCGGGAAATTCTTATCAGTACCCACCTGGCGAACCATGTCTGGCTGCGATGTGGTCGGATACGGACGAACGTAGATACCCTTCACCTTGTCGACGGTGTCACCCTCCGCCAGCGGCACGAAAAAGCCGTCAGCGTCGTATTTGCCAGCCAGACCATACGCTGCGAAGGCGTTATCGGATTTAAGGATCACCGGTTCGACGGTTAAGTCCTGCGGGCGAGAGATAGCCCCGGCAATGCCAACAGGCATCCGGTACAGATATGCAGTCATTGGATTATCCTTTGCGGTTAGACCAGAAGTCGGCGTTTTGTTTGTTCAGGGAAGCGATGCTGGTCATGCCCATGCCTGGACGTTGTGCATCGCCCGTGGTGCTGCGGGTGTTTCTCCCTTTTGCAATCTCAGATACGGCGTTAAACGCCATATCAACCGATTGTTTAGGTAATTTGCGGATATCAGCGTCACCGACAACCTGGCGAACCAGTGTTTTGTCTGCGGCCGCCAGCACATCACGTTTAAATGCGGTCGGTTTCACCTTACGGCTCAGATCGATACCCGGGATAATGACTTCAGCGCGATAGGCAGAGTCACCCGTAATCGTGGTTTCCTCTTCGTTGTCCTCGCCGTCGCCGGTCGGGTCTTTCTTATCTTTATCATCAGGGGTGTCAGCATTATCGCCTGTTGCCGTTCCTTCCAGCTTAGCCAGCAGGGCCTTGAGCAGGGTTTTGATATCGTCCTCGCCGTCGCCGGTCACATCTCCGCCCATCTCCGGCTTTTTGTCCGGCAATGGTTGTTGTGGTGAAAGGTTAATGTTGAGATTGACGCCGCCCGGCAGATCACCTTCATCCCCCGTTACAGCCGCTGGCGCTGAGTCCAGCAGTTCGTTCATGGTGTCCGAGTCACCTGTTTTGATGGCCGTGCGCATGCGGGTCCACCAGCTTTTCTTTTGATTTGCCATTGTGTCTCTGTCTCCAATTGCACAACGATTTCCGGCTCTGCCTTTGGGGACAAGAGCCACATGGTTTCCGGTAATATCGACCTGCTCAGCCTTACCCGGCTCAGCCTGTTCATATTCCGCGTCATAGCCACACGACACTTCGCGCAGACCATCTTCGATAAGCTGAATGGCGCTTTCGTCTTTGACGATAAGGTCAGCCAGCATCAAATCAGACTGCTCACCAGTCCCGCGCCGGACATTCTGAAGATGACCGACCGCAAGCTCTTTCCAGTTCTCGGGATTGACCAACCGGACGTTCCCGTTTTCATCCTCCGGATGCAGGATCGTGATGCTCATCCCTTCGAAGGAGGCAAGCGTGGCCGGATGGAATACCTGCTCAGGAGAGCGCGTTACGACTATCTCACCGAACTTGTCAGGCTTGAGGTTTGGCAGATCAGCAGCGCCGTAAAGCTGCTTACCCGTTCGACCTATCGGCACGTCTCTACACAGCAGCGAGCCGTCAGCCAGCTGATAGCGGGTTTCCCCCAGCCGGGTATTGAAAAAATATTTCATGTTTTACCTGCGATTCAGGCGAGATAAGAATGAGGGTTGGGGAAGACGATTTCTTTATAACAGCGGCAGTTCGGGAGCTCGCCAGCGTGACCGGTCATGCCGTCAAGCGTTGGGGGTCGTCCCCATTCGACAAACTTCCCTTCCATCTCCCGATGAGAATGCCGGACGTCGCCATCTTCGGCTGTACGCCAGATATAACCATTCGAGCCGATTGACAGCGCTCGCGCCTGATCGAGCGCGCCGGTTGCACGTCCAAGTTCGGTACGGGCGATAAGGTCAGCCCTGGACTTTGCTATATCACCCGATGCTGCAATTTCTTTAGCAAAATGCTCCGCTCTCCCACCGGTCACAACAGCTTCAATCGCCCGATTCTGGATGTCGTATACCCTGTCAGCAGCCTCGAGGGGTAGCGATTTAATGTACTTAACCTGTTCGGCAACGATGGATTTCATCACCTGCCCTGGCGGGGCATTGCTCACCAGATTGCGTAGTTCACGACTGATGGTTTTGCTGTGTTTCCGCCACTGCTCATCATTCTTGCGCACAATGTCAGCGGTAAAGTTCTCAGCAACCTTCGTCGCCCACGGCGTTATAATTTCGCTGTAGCGCTCCAGGGCCTCCATGATTTCGGTGACGCTATCGTTTGAACCATCGTAGTGCCCATTTACGATATCCCCGACCGCCCGCGCTATCTGCCGTAGGCTCGTTCGATATCGGATCTCCGCCTGTCGGCTCTGGCGGTTTGTCGACAAGTTCGCCGATGCCTGGTGGCGCTTCGTCTTCGGCATTCTCGATATCCTCGTCGGTAATGGATGCGCCGATGCCAGTAACATCGGAGTTCTCACGCAGGTCGGTCATAGCGGCTTTGGTTGTCATCAGACCTGCATCCAGCGCATTGACAATCGCCGTTGTGGTATTCACAGCCGCCGTTGAGCGG